GCAGGGATCTTTTACATGATCTTGATGTTAATCTTAGGTTTCATACTAAAGTCAAACTTTGGTTTGAATCCGGGAGACTCATCAACTAGTGTATCAGATACTATATACTGATTATCAAACTTCACAAAATCGGAGTTGACAGTAAACTTCGGATTCATAAGATCCTTAATAAAGTCTAAGACTTTAAGAGGGTTATCAATCTGTAGTTTATTATCATCATCCTTTTTTGGATAGAAGAATGTTAATTCAGTAACTCTGTTAGTCAGAAAATCCAAACACTCTAATAGAGACTCTAATTTCATATCTAAAAATTCTTTAGAATTATAAAAGTTTTTTAAATTTTTAAAATTGTTTAGAAATTTTAGTTGTGGACCTAAAGTCCCAAGAGCCAATGTACCATACGTTAGATCAACCGTCATACCCAAACGGATATGATTGATATTCTCGTACCTCTGTCCTTTTTGTAAAAAGAAAATATTAAAGACATAATTTATGTCATAAAACATCTTCTTAAACTCTAAGAACGCAGGATCGTTTCAATATCATCGGTCGCAGATGGCCCTGTCTAACTCTAAAGACTTATTTTGGAGAACTAAGTTCTTATAATAAGCCTCTAGTTTTGGATTAGTAACCATCCGATCTGATAGATTTATACGTAATCTCTCAAGATTCATAACACTTAGACGATCTGATAAATCAGATATTCTATGTAGAATGATATTCTTAAAAGTATTACTGTGTAATTCTGATCAGAATCTTTCTCGTATAGGTAGCATTTTAGTATTAAAATGCCCCTCTTTTATATAATGTCTTACAACCTTAGTGATTAAATCAGGAGTCATTCAACGGATATCTCTTCCGAAGAAGGCTAATGGTTTATCTCTATTGGTTATAATAGACAAAATATTTGACAGAGGAATAATCTTATTCTGATATAATTGAGTTAGAAAACCCACTAGAGGATAGATTAAATCCGTCTTGCTTGATAAATGTCGTTTATTCGACAATATAAGCAATTTGAATAAATCTTTCCCCCATTGGTTCCGAATTAAACGAGTAGATATGCTTAGTCTACCAAAAAAGGAGTTATTAGAAAATATCTCTTTAAAAGGTAAAGCTGACACATCGACTCCATTTAATGAAGTCCGTTTTGCGAACTCAATTACTGGCTTTGACTCGGATATTATAGATTTGGAAAGGTTGATTGCAACCCCTAATTGTTTACACAATGAGAGGTAACGATCGGCCACTTCTTTATCAAATAACACCAAGTCATCCCCCAGAACCACATAATCTTGATACCAGGAACCTGGAGAAACCTTCCCTTTATGAACAGCTATAAACTGGATCATCATATGATGAACCAAATTAAGCATCGCTCATGAGGATAAAGCTCCTTGAGGTTGACCTACCGAATAGATGACCGGACCTTCTGGGATGGAGTAATTGTTCTTTCGAATAATATACTCTCGTTCCGCTAGAATAGATCTTCACAAGTCACCTATACCGAACAAAGAGTTCAGTATAGAGGCCTGAGAAGATACAGGTAATCTATCCGTGGCTGCAGACAGATCAAAACCATAAGAACACCCATACTTTAGAGATAACTCTTTAGCATAGGCGAACCCTTTGTTCTGATCATGTGTACAGTCATTAGGAAGCTTCTTAAAAAGTGCAAACAGTCTAGAATGTAAGGGCTCTAGCATTGATTGAGTTATTATATCAACCATTGCAAAGATCCTTAACTTTCCTGCTGCTTCTTCTTTGAAAGAAAGAGCACCTAAATAGTCATTATGTGATCCTATCGAATTTAAATTATATTTTTTTATAATATAATCTAAGTTCTTGAATAAGACCAGAATGTTCTGAGAATTAGTTACACTTAAATACTCCAATATTTTAGGAAAAAGATGTGAATCTTTCATTAAAATATAGGAAGCAATTAAGTGACGATAACTTTTAG